ACGAGGACGCGGGCCTCGGGCGGGTGGGCTTCCTGGCCGTGTCGCTCGTCCACCGGGGCGAGCATCGGCTGGTCCTGATGCCTCGGGAAGCGGAGCGCCTGTCCGACGCTTACGAAGCCACCCCCGGCATGTGGGTCAAGCGCCAAGTCGGCGGCTACTACGAAATCGGCGGGATGCTCCTGTTTTGGGGCGCATCGCGCGCCGGGCATGGTGCGCCATGAACTGCCCGATCAACGGCATCTGCACACGGGGGTGTTACCACCGCCACAACAGCTGCGAACTGGAACTACTCCGTCAACCCCTCAACACCCCGAGGCCCTACACCATGAATGCCCAACAGACCATCGAAGACCGCGAAGACAGCCACGGGGACTATCGTGTCCAGGCCGGTTTCTCGCAGACCCTCAAGGACGAGGCGCGCGGCCATCCCGGCTGGGAAAAGCTGTCGCCCGAACAGCGCGAGAGCGTGGACATGATCTTCGTGAAGGTTAGCCGCATTCTGACCGGGTCCCCGAACACCGCCGACCACTGGACGGACATCGCGGGTTATGCTACTCTTATCTCCAACCTCCTGACCAAAGGACACCACCTGTAATGGCCCGCACAGTTTACGCCGCCCTCGACGACTGGTTCAACAAGCCGGGGGCCTATGTCCTCGTCGACGGCCAGTTTGGCTCCACCGGCAAGGGCCTGTTGGCCGGGGTCCTCGCCCATCACGGCGCGGGGGCCATCACCCATTGCACGACCAACGCCGGTCCGAACAGCGGCCACACGGCCTACTATTCCGGGCCGCACACGGTTGACGGGGGCGAGGAGAAGATCGTCACCCAACAGGTGCCGGTCGCCAGCGCCTTCCTCTCGCGCATGGGGTACAAGTGCGACACCCTGATCAACGCCGGGGCCATGATCGAGGAGGAAATCCTCCGCCGGGAAGTGGCCGAATGGCTGGACCACAAGCGGGTCTTCATCCACCCGAACGCGGCGATGATCAGCCCCGAAGACGTCGAGCGCGACAAGCTGGTCGTGTCGGCCATCGCCGGGACCGGCAAGGGCACGGGTCCCGCGCTGGCGCAGAAGGTCCTCCGCGACCCGAACGCCACGGCGGAAAGCATCTACCAGCCGATGCTGCCGGGGGTCGACGCCGGGACCACCTTCGCCCGCACATGGGACCGGTTCTGGGACTGGACCCGCGATGTGGTGTTCGTGGAGACGGCCCAGGGCTATTCGCTCGGCCTGAACAGCAGCCGGTTCTACCCGAACGTCACCAGTCGGGAATGCTCGGTCCAGCAAGCGCTGGCCGACGCCCGCATCCCGGCGCAGATGCTCCGCAAGGTCGTCGCCACCTTCCGCACGTTCCCCATCCGGGTGGGTAACACCGAGAACAGCAGCGGCGGCTGGTATCCCGACCAGCGCGAAACGACCTTCGAGGCCATCGGGCAGGAGCCGGAAATCACCACGGTGACGAAGCGGGTCCGGCGCATCGCGGAATGGTCGCGCATCCAGTTTCGGGAGAGCGTGGCCTGTAACATGCCGGATGTGGTGTTCATCAACTTCATGAACTACCTTCCGGAGGACCAGTGGGACAGTTTCCTGTCCCTGATGGTTCTGGACTACGTCGCCGTCATGGGCCACAAGCCCGAGGCGGTCCTCATCGGCACTGGCCCGCGTTCGCGCGACGTCACGGTCTGGAACGGATAACATGGCGGAGCGCGGCACTCTCAATCTCAACCTGCACGACGCCGACGAGACGGAAGTGGAGGTCGAATACTCCATCACGTACGACGGCAACGGATGGGACGAACCCCGTACCTGTGAGGTCGAGATTGAGAGCGTCACGTGGGAGGGCGAAGAGGTCGCGCTCCTCGACGCCGAGTACAACGCGTTCTGCGACCGCATCGCGGAAAGCCACGAGCCTGACGACGGCAGCGATCAGGCGTACGACGATTACAGGGACCGGGACTGATGCCAGAGGGCTTGACAGACGAGGGCGGCAAAGTCCTGGAGGTCTTCCTCCCGAAGGAACTGGTCGATATTGGCGTGGCCCCGGACCTGCAGCGGTTCTTCGACGCCATGATCTACAAGCTGCGCCGCAACGCCCACAAGGGGCATTGGGACCACCTTTCCCTCGACACCGCGTTCGCGGACCTTGGGGGCGAGGTCGAGGAACTGACCGGGGCCATCGCCAGCGGTTCGACCGCTGAAATCCTGATGGAGGCAGCCGACGTCGCGAATGAAGCCATGATCTGCGCCAATATCGCGCTCGCCGGGAAGGGTCTATGAACCCCCGCGTGGCCGAGTTTCTGCAGGGGGCCGTCAGGGACGGTGCTTCCGAGGCGTACGCGGTCCTAGTGACGGTCGACGGCGAGGCGTCCGTGCACGTAGGGAAGGCCCGTCCGGACGGCACCATTAACTACGCGGGGGCCTCGACGCGGGGTCTGAAACTCGGAGCGTTGATCGACGAACTGCTCGGCCCGCTGACTTACGTGTCGGCCATCGCCCACATGGAAGGTTATGACGACCTGCCCCCGGACGTCAAGGCCCTCGTACAAGAACACGGGCCGCGCGCCCACCGTCTCTACGATGAGGGCTACGAAGCCTTCGATATCCTCCAAATCCTGAAAGCGGAGAAGAAGAATGTTTAGTCACTATGCCAGGGTTCTGGCCAGCGTCCCCCGGTGGTCCATCGTCCCGGTCACCCGTCGCCAATACGTCGCGGAGCATTCCTACTTCGTGTCGCTGTATGTGGCCGAACTCCTCGGCCTCTCGATCTTCGACCACTGGACGGCGGAACGCAAGCTGGCCGCGATCAAGTACGCCCTCATCCACGATGCCGGGGAGGCGCGAATGGGGGACACCCCCGGACCGGTCAAGCGTCTGACCGTGAACCGCCCCGCGTTCGACGAGGTCGAAGCCGCCGTGACGCGGGGCATGGGTTACACGGACCGGAACGGGTTCGGCTGGCATGTCGACAGCGAAATCAAGCTGGTGGTCAAGGCGGCGGACCTGATCGACGAATTCTTCTACCTGAACATGGAAGCGTCCATGGGGTCGAAGATCGTGACCAACCTCGTCCAGCAGGTGGAATTCCGGCTCCTGTCGGCGCTGGAGAAACTGCCGTGGGACAGCGACCCCAACTGCTATTTCAGCGCGCGCACCCTGTTCGCGGAAATCTCCGAAGAGGCAGCGGCCCTTGACGCGGGCATCGAGACGCTGTCAAATAACGATGACGTCCTGCCCGCCGGGGGCAATCCCGCCACCGGATGCACCGAACAAGCGCGGTGCGGCAGGGACGAGTGTTCAATCTGCGAGGGCATCCCGTTTTGACCGAAGACGTACCGGAGTGGATGAAGGGTAAGGGCACCAAGCTTCGCGGCTTGGACGCGGTCGACACCGGCAAGGTGAAGCCGTGGAAGGTGGAGCGGGACTTTGAGAAGCTGTCCATCCACGCCCTTCCCATCATCGAACGCCCGCTCGCGTCCCGGCCCAAGACCGCCCGCGACCCGGATTGGCTGTTGAAGGGGGAACCGCGTGAAGTACAACTGGAGGCGCTTCGGCGCAGCTATCTTGGATACGCTCTTCGGGACAGCGCCGAGGGTGAGGAGAGGTTCGCGCAGCTGCGCAACGGCCCGGCCCGTGGCTGGGGGCATTTCATGGAAATGCGTCTCGGGAAGACTCCGACGCTGCTCAACGAATTCGAACTCCTCCGCAGGGACTACGACTTCAAACGCGCCATCATTCTCTCTCCCAACGCTTTCAAGCGCACATGGGCGTCGGAGGCGGAGAAGTTTGGCGTCTCCGTCGACGCGGAATTCTACGACGGGAACCGGAATCAGCTTAAGCGCCTGATCGCGAGGACGAAGGGGCAGTTTCTGCTGTCCATCAACTACGAGGCGCTTCGGTCCGAGGATATCCTGTCCCTCCTCGAAGACTTCTGCGACGACAAGACCCTGATCGCCGCCGACGAAAGCATCACGATCAAGGGGCACGGGACGAAGATCACGGACAACGCGCTCCAGCTGGCTGGCAAGTGCCGGGCGCGGCGACCGCTCACCGGGAAGCCCATCACGCAAGGGCCGCATGACGCCTACACCCAGCTACGGTTCGCGGCCCAGCTGGAAGGGGAGTACTACACCAACTTCAAGTCCTACTACTGCCAGATGGGCGGGTTCCAGGGCAAGACGGTGGTGGACGTCAAGCACCCCGAAGAACTATCGGCCATCATCCACTCCTCGGCCTTTGTCGCTCGCAAGACCAGCTGGATGAAGACTCCCGGCGTGGACTACGGCGAGCGCTTCCTCGACATGCTGCCTGAACAACGCGCCATCTACGACCGGATGGAAACCGAGTTTATGGTGGAGTTGGAAAACGGCACCATCGTGACGGCGGACCAAATCGTCACCAAGCTGATCAAGCTGCAGCAGATCACTTCCGGGTTCATCTACGACGAGACGCGCGGCGTCCACTGGATTGTTCCCACCGAGAAGAACCCGCTGGTGATCGCGCTCAAGACGCTCATCGAGGAAGAACTGGAGGGCAAGCTGATTGTGGTCTGCCATTACCAGCCGACCATGGACCTGCTTCTTAAGGCGCTGGCCGAGTACGAACCGGCGGTCATCCGGGGGCAGGACTGGCACAGGAAGCATGGCCGGGGCATCGAGGAGGAGAAGGCGCGCTTTAACGAGGACCCCCGGTGCCGCATCTTGGTCGGGCAGGAGATATCCCTGCGTTACGGCCACACGCTGATGGGTTCTCCCTCGCACCCGTGCTACACCGAAGTCTTCGTGGAGAACAACTACTCCCTGAACGACCGGAGCCAGTGTGAACAGCGGCCACAGGGCGAGGGGCAGCAGTTCCCAATCGGCATACTGGACTTCTTCGCATCCGCGCAAGCGCTCAAGATCGTCCGCGCCATTCAGGCGAAAGAGGACGTCGCGGCGCTTCTGATGGGGTACAGGCGCGAGGACGGGGTTAAGCCTCGCGGCCCGGTAGAGGACGACCGATACTAGGACGCCCGCCCCGTGGCCCCGGAGGGGGTCGGGACGGGCGCTAGGGGTGCCGCCGGTACTAGGTGCCCCGCCGGGGCTAGGGGCGCTCCGTGGTGCCCTCCCGGCGCTCCCCGGCCCATAGGGCGGCTTGCTCCCGATACCAGGACTGCCAGCCGATCACTTGCTCTCGCCAGACGTTGCAGGTTCCGTAGTTGTCGACGACCCCACCGATCGCGGCAGAGGGAGCAACGTCGCTGGGGGAACCATCAGATTGCCCGGTGCCGAGGGGAACTGCCGGGGTGCCAGTGGCTGCGGCGTCGTGCAAGCGCACAAAGCCCCAAGGCAGATTGCCATAGGCAGCATCAGTTTCAGGCGTGACATAGACCGGAACCTCCCGGATAAGGGTCCGGGTACGCCATTGCACCCGGTCCACGGCGACTGCGGTGGCTTCCCCCACCGCTTGGGTCGACCGGTCGGACGCTTGCTCGCGCTCGATCTGCCGATTGGCTTCCTTGACCTGCTCCGCGAGCCGGTCGCGTTCCTTGGCCTTCCACCAAGTGTTCGTGGCGTAGGACCCGGCGGCGGTGCCGACGGAGAACGCGATCAGCGCATGGACCAGATGCATTCGCCATCCGACGAACCACCGCATCAGATGGCTCCTTGTTCACGCATCCGCGTGTAGAAGGTGTAGCCGAGGAGGAGGCCACCGGCCAGCATCATCAGCAGGAACAGGACGAACGCCGCCTTGCCGATGAGGGTGTCCCCGATGTGGGGTTGCACCTGCTGGGCCGCGCTGATCACCGTTTGTCCGGTGACCCCGGCACCGCCGACAATCGCCCCGATGCCCGGCTTCGTGCGGGATACAGCAACGCTTCCTTCCGTGCCCTTGCCAGCCTCCTCGCCCTCCTTCGAGCCGATTGCGCTCGGGAGTTGCGCTTTCGGTATCGGGAAGGAGAGGTCATCTTGGGCCATTTTCGTCGCATAGTCAATCACCCCCATGTCTCCGGTGATCTGCGCGCCGTCGAGGTCCCCGATGACCCGGCGCTTCCACCCACGACCGAAGGTGCCGTAGGTGCGAAGGCCGCGAAGGAACCGCATCCGGCGGTTGCAGTAATCCGCGATCAGCTTGACCTCGTCGAGGTCCGCCGCACGACGCGCGGCCCGCAGCGTGGCTTCCCCGATCTGGCCGTCGACGCCGAGGGCGGGGTCGATCTGGGCCTTGAGGAGCCGCTGCAGGTCCTTCGCCGCCCGGTTGGGGCCGCTGTTCACGCCATAGTCGAAGACGGCATAGTCCAGCCCGGCGGGGAGTTCGTCGCCGTTGACCATGTCCCAATACTGGCGCTTGTAGATGTCCTGGATTTCGGCCCGCGTGATCTGCTTCACGGACCGGCGCTCGACGCCCCGGTTGTCCCGGTAGGCATCGTAGACCGCTTGGGTCACGCCCGTGTTGGTCGCGCCGCCGGGGTCCTTGGGGTGATTGACGTAGCCGCCTTCGTGCGCGAGGACGAGGGGCAGGACGTTGGTGAAAGCTTGGGCCATTACGAGCCTCCCGTGGGTCCTTTCAGGACCAGTTCCAGCTTGTCAGCGACAAGCCACCAGATGAAGGCGGTCATTGCGGTCCCCGCCGTTACGAACCCGCCACCCCATGCAATCCAGGTCTTGTACTTCGACAGCAGGGTGTTCTGGCTGTCCTCGACCCGGCGCATCCGGCCCAGCAGACCGATGCCCTTGAACCCGCCTTCCCCGTCTTCTTCCTCGGAGCCGACGAGAAGCAGGATGGCGTCCATCTTGCCTTCGACCCGTTGGAGGGTCATGGCGTTCAGGCCTTGGTTCTTGAGTACGCCTTGAACGTCTTTCTCAAGCGAATCCATACGCGCCACCACACTCGGAGAAATCGGCCTCGCCCGACTGCGGCGAGGTTTCTTATGCTCGGAGGCTACCATATCGGGGCTTCCCATGTCAATGCCCCCACGCTTCCCAGATGAACCCTTCAACCGTCTCGGTCGAGGGTCCCGCGACGTAAACGTCGAGGTCGGTGGCGTCGAAGCCGTTGATGACCGCCCCGAAGTCCGACAGGATATCGGGGGTGCCGGATTGCTTGAGCGTGGCGACCGCGCCGAGGCAAGCCGTGGGGAAGGCGAACGGGAAGACGACGTTTTGGATGGCGTCCCCCGCGAGGCTTCCCGTGAAGGTGCCCCATTGGCGGATATAGCCGTTCGGCAGGATGAAGTAGCCGTTGACGGACAGGGCGACGTCCCCGGCGACGTCGGGCGACAGCACCCATTCGTTGGAGGCCACCTGTTGGAGCCGCCCGCGATAGTAGGGCTGCAGGACCTTGTTCTCGTCCGTGCTGTTGTCGGCGGCGCGGAGGGCGACCCCCGTGTCACGTTCCAGGGTGACTTCGCCCGTGTTGGCCATCCACAGTTCGAAGTAGTGGCCGATGGGGAAGGTGTCTGCCGGAATGGTCCAGATATAGTCGCCCGTGTCGTCCTTCACGAGGAGCCGCTGGCTGTCGGCCAGTTCGAACGTATGCTCGACGTTCTTGATCGTCACCGGGTTGCCCCGGAAGCCGACGTCGTCGGGGTTCAGTTCGGCAGGCTCGAAGTCCAACCGGGCGTTCGCTGTGAAGACGGCGGTGGCGGGGTCGACCGGGGTATAGCCCAGCTTCTCCTCGATTGCGCCATCCGCGATGTTGGCAGCGAAAACGGTGAACAGCTGGTTGACCGGGTCGACGTCGAGGAGCGGCATCGCCAGATCGCCGGTCGCCGTGACCAGCTTCATGCGCACCAACTCGGACCCGTCGTAGTAGATCGAGGGGAAGAGGCCCTGACTGTCGGCCACGACCGGGAACGTGTGGACTTCCGTCATGTCCGCGTCGGCGTAGGTGTCGACCGGGGTGGTGGTCCCCGACTGGTAGAAGTATGCCTTGGCGAAGGCGAGGGGGAGGCCGTCCGCATCGACGAACTGAACGACGGGGGTGTTCAGAAGGGTCATCAGTAGGGTCCTTGCTGGGTGGAGCCGAGGCCAGAAGCTTCCATCCGCTCCTGAACCGCCATCCACCGGTTACGTTCGTCCGCAGCCATGTTGGCTTCGTCGCGTTCCATGCGGCCTTCGTTGCGCTCGACTTGGTTGCTGGCCACGCTTCCAAGGACGCCAAACTGACGGTTGCCGTCCAGCGCCCCGCGAAGGGTCCCGGCCCATTCGGGGCGGTTCGCCATCGCCGCCGTGAACAGACGGTTGCCGGTGCGGTTGTAGGGGATGGCCCCGAAGGCCAGAGCGCCCACCGCCCACGGGTTCACGCTGATGTTCAGCGACTGGTTGAGGAACGCCGCCCCGAGGCCCGCCGTAATGACGCCCCGCGTTGCGGTGCCGCTGTCGTTGACGGTGCGGGCCATGATTTCCCCGGCGTCTTGCGACAGGTCCATGAACAGCGCATCCCCGCGAGCCGCCGCCCGGCGACGGACGGAGGGGTCCGCGTTCCGGGCGGCGGTGTTCAGCTGCTCTGGGGTGAAGCGACCGCGAGCGCCCGCCGGGGCGCGGTTCGCGGCGTCCTCAAGGACCGCTAGTTGGCGATAGGCGTCGTTGATGCCCGTGAGCCGTTCAGCGTGTGCCGGGTTACCGCGAGCGAGCATGTCGCGCAGTTGAGCCTGCACTTCACGCACGGCATTAGCATAGCGCCGATCATGGGGGCTTGCAAGGCCGGTTGAGAAGTCACGAACTTCCCGGCCCAGAATGCTCTCCAACTCCTTGAAGCTTTCACCAGTGATACGTCCATTCGCGGGTCCCATCGCAGCGTTGAAACGAGGGGCAATCTCGTTCATGATCAGCCGTTCGAACATTTCGGCTTGTGGGGCTTGCATATTCCGCGCCGATGCCCGCAGCGCGTTGAATTCCTGGGCGAATTGCTGGTCCAGCCGAACGTCCAGTTGGGGGATGAGTTCGTCGTAGGCGTCTCCGACCGCACGTTGCGTGTAGTCGATGATTTCGTGGCCGGTCTGCAGGTTGCGCGGCAACTCGACCCCGATGGAAGTCAGGGGCCGTTGCGCGGCCACACGGACCACGCTTTCCTGCGCCCGGCGTTGGGCGGCGTTGGGCAGTTCCCCGATGCCGGGAACGCCCGTGGTGGCGTCTTCGAGGCGGTGGGCGAGGCCCCCGGCCAGTTGGCCCGGCGACAGTTCCACGCCCTCGTCGAGAAGGCGGCGGGTGGGAGCCGCGATCTGCGGGTCGATCATCGCGCCGAGGCCCCGGAGGGCGACGTCGCTCCCCTTGCCGACGACCGCGCCGATGGCCGTATCGCGGGCCAGACCCATGGCGTCGTCAGCGTTGGACGACAGCGCCCCTTCGCCCGCGCCCACGAGCCACGGATTGCGGGTGGCCAGAGCAAGAGGGGCCGTCGCCGCCACCGCCCCGGCCAGTTGACCGCCGCGACCGGGCCGCGCACCGGCTTGCCGCGACAGGGCTTCCAGTTCGTCGTAGCCTTCTTGCGTGGCGTACCGGGTGTTCTCCAGTCGCCAGTCGTGGAACCCTTCGTCCCAGCCTTCGCCGCCCAGCGCGCCTTCAACCGCTTGAACGCCGTTCTCCAGCCAGTTCATCGTGTTGATGGCCGGGCGAGCCGCGCCGACGTAAACCCCGTACAGGTCGTCCGCCTTGCGTTGGGTCCGACCCTCCCGGTCGATGTAGGTGACGCCCCGTTCGATCAGGTCTTGGATTTGCTCATCCGGCATGTTCTCGGGGATGACGAACGGGTTCTCGTTCGTGCCGGGCGGGAAGTTGGGGTTGATCTGCCCCGCGTTGACCTGATCGGCCCAAGCTTGAGCCTGCGCCTCGTTGACGCCCTGCCAGCTGTTGCGGTAGTCGATGTTGCCATCGCCGTCGTTGTCGTTCCAGCGCGTCCCATCGGAAGCCGTGGCGGGGTCGGGCGCATCGGCGGCGGGCGCTCCCTCGGCCCCCGGAGCCGCTTGGGCTTCCTGATCGACGGGGTAAGCTTCCGCCATGGCCCGCGAAATCGTGGCGTCATCCGTTCCGGCCGGGAATTCGTTTTCGACCCCATCGGGTCCGACGACGATAATCGGGTCCATCTATTCGAGCCTTTGCGTCTGCGGGTTCCACCGACGACGTTGCGGTGCACCCTGACGAGCCGGGGGCGCTTGGGGGCGAGGGGCAGGGGCCGCGCCACCGCCACCTTGACGGGTCGGGGCCGGGCGGTCGAACCACTGACGCCACGGGGTAACGCGACGAACGCGGGGCATCCCGTGGGTCCCCTCTTCGAACAGCGGGTTGGCTTGGGCGTAGCGGCTCCATTCTTCGGAGGCCCCCAGCAGGTTCCCGTTGTCCCGCGCCCACTGTTCCATGAAGGCCAGATAGTCGCCTTGACGGCCACCCCACGCTTGCATCGCGGCGATGGCCGCAAGGTTCGCCTCGCGGGGCTTGTCGATGGAGGGGGTCGCGCTCCGGAACATGGCGACGTCGCGGTCGGACGCCGCGCCCGGCAGACCCTGGCGCATTCCGGGCGTCATTTGGTCGGTCAGGGCCATGAAGCGCCGGACCTCCGGGTTGACCGCCCCGATGACCGTTCCGGCCCCCGGCATCGCCATCATCCCGCCCGTGTCAAGGTTGCGGGCCAGCGGCTCCATCTGCGCCGCGAGGTTCGCGATGCCCTGACCTTGGGCGGCTTCGGTGCGCAGCTTGACGAGGAACGCCCCGTCTTGCGGTGACATACGACCCGGCTGACCGCCGTTCGCGTTGCGACCGGAGGTCCCGCCCAGCACTTGCAGCTGACCGGTGGTTTCGTTGATCTGCGCCGAGGCCCCCGGCGGCAGGTTGTACTGCTGGCGTTCGGCATCGGTGATCGGGCGATACCGGGCCGGGGGAGCGCCGGTCGGCGCACGGGGTTGCGCCCGCTGGATGACTTCCATCCCCGGAGGGGCTTCCTGCTGGGGGCCCGAAGAGGCGGGGGCCGGACCCGGTTGTCCGCCGCCGTATCCGAGGCGGAAGAAGCGGTGGCCACCAATGTCCGCCCCGGAGCCGTTGTCCCAACGCGGAGCCGGGCGACCAAGGGCGCGTTGCGCCGCCGGGGCGTAGAAGTGGTCGGCACCGTTGGTCGGGTCTTCACCGGCCAGAACCCGGTCAAGGGCGGCGGACGCCTCCTGGTATTCGGCGCTGCTGGGGTCGATGGCGGCGATGCGGCGACGGCCATCTTCGGTCATGGCCGGTTCGAACTGGCCACGCTCCGCGATGATTTCCGCACCGGTCTTGCCGGTCTGCCGGGCGCGGTTGATGATGACGGCCCCGACGGCTTGCATCCCTTGGGGTCCCTCGCCCCTCGCCTCGGCAATCATCATGCGCACTACGGCGTCCCGGTCCCCGACGATGGCTTCCGCCTCTGCAGGAGCGCCCGCCGGTCGACCACCGGTAGGGGCCGGTGCGGCACCGGAAGCGCCCCCAAAGCCCGGCACACGGTAGACGTTCTTCGTCGGGTCGAACTCTTCGTACCGATCGGCCCGGAATTGCTCGTTGATGTTGCCGCTGCGGCGGTCGAACGTGCCGACCGAGCCACCGGCTTGCCAGAGTTGGTAGCGCTGACGGGATTCTTCCACGGCCCCGGCGGTCGCCGTCAGGAACGCATCGGGGTCGGCCTCAAGCCCCGCCCGCATCTGGGCGATCTGCTCCGGGGAGGCCCCCTTGGCAACCCAGGACTGCGCGAGGGCGTCGAAGGCGGGCAGGACGGCTTGCGGCCCCTGATCGGTCAGGACGGATTGCAGGTTGGTGGCCATCGCGTCGAGGGCGTCGGCCTCCCGCTTCTCGTCTTCCAGCATGATGGCGCGTTGACGGTCCTCTTCGGCCCGTTCGCGCTCCGTGGCGGCGATGCCCCGGTTTTCTTCGGCCCACACGCCCTGTTGGACGTTCATGGCGTCCCCGAGCAGCCCGTTGCGTTGCAGGTGCGCCATGGCGGCGTTCGGGTCGGTGGCGATCATGCCCCCGGCGCGACGTTTCGCCGCCGCGTCTGCCCACGCGTTTACCTGTTCGACGCCCCGCGCCGCCGCATTGGGGTCAAGGAGACGGAAGTCCATCTGTCAATCACCCGTAGCTGGACATGCGGTCGAACGCGCCGCCGACCTGACCGGCGATGCCCGCCCACGCATTCGCACCCGCCATCCCGGCGTTCGCTCGGTTGGTGGCGTCTTGGCCGATGGCGGCGGAGTTGGCGTTCGCAACGCCCGCGCCGATGCCCGCCCCGGACAGGCCCATTTGGGCGATGCCCGATTGCTGGCCCCACCACTTGCCGTATTCGTCGGAGGCGGTGTCCTGCGCGTAGTTGTTGATGGCCTTCAAGGCCCCGCCCGAACGGAGCAGACCGTTGACGGCCTTCGAACCCGCCACGCCCTCGATGCCTTGGTTCAGGCGGAACTGGTAGCCCGGCGAAGTCATGAAGGCGTTGGGGTCTTGCAGACGGCCAAGAGCCGCGCCCCCGGCCTTCATATACGGGTCGACCGCGCCCCAAACGCGCTCCTGCTGGGCCTTTTGTTGGGCGAGGGCGGCGGCGGACGTCTTGGCTGCGGACTTGGCAGCCGAAGCTTGTCCCAATCCGCCGACGATGCCGCCGAGAAGTGCTCCGAACATCAGGTCCTTCCTGTTTTGTCGGTTTTCTGATCAGGCAGTATACCCCGCGCCGGGGCTTACGTCAAGTGGAACGCTAGGGCGCGATGCCTTCGTTAGCGGCGATTGACTGCTCAAGGGCGACATACCGCAGGGACAGGGCTTCCAGCGCGTCCGCGAGGGCTTGAGCGTCCGCCATCGTCGGCGGGGCCGCGAACGTGGGGGCCACATAGGGCGAATAGGGGGTGACGGGGTCCCCCGTGCCCGTGGAAATCACCCAGCCGACCTGCTGCTTGGCGTCGATGGTGATGTCGCCGCCGACCGCCCCGCCGCCTTCCAGGCCGATGCCCGCGATGATCTCGTTTTCAGCCAGCGCGTCGACGTCGGCTTGGGCACCCTCGGCCTTGCCGTCTGCCGTGACGGCCTTCTCGTCCGCCGTGACGGCCTTATCGTCCGCTACCGACGCTGCGACCTTCGTCCCATCCACCAGATCAATATCGCCCCCGGAGCGGTTGCGGGCGCTCTCGAAGTAGCGATACCACGGGTCGGTGACGAGGCCGGTGGCCTTATCGAACAGGGGTTGGTTGATGGGCGGAAGAGTGACCTCGACCGGAACGGAGGAAAGCGCCATTTACGGCCTCCACTCATTGATCGACACCATGTAAGGGGTGAATTCCACCGGGTCGGTGCACCGGAATTCGAAGGCGCGACCGGGCGAGGGGAAGGTCCCCAGATTGGTCCATTGGGCCAGAGCCTCTTTGCCCCGGACCCCATGCGCCCCGAGGGTGCTTTCCAGCCACGGGGACCAGTTTTGGCCCAGATGGTCGCTGAACCGCATTTCGACGACCGGGGCGGACCCGTGGCCGTCCCCGAGCAAGCCCACCCCCTGCTGGCAATGGAGCGCCAGCGAGAAGTTACGCATCGTGCCGCTCTTGAGCGGCTGGAAGACCGAGCAGATGCGCTCGATGGGGTCGACATCGAGGTCCGTGAACCGCTTGCCGTCGAAGCCCATGATGCGGCCCGACAAGCTGTCGCCCATGAACCCGTCGGCATCGGCAACGCTCACCCGGAACCGGTCCATCCCCCAGGACTTCCACTCCGCCCAGAGTTTCTGGCCGACGTTAAGCGCCCACGTTCCCTGCCCCACGATGTTGAGGACGTAGAACGTGTGTCCGCCGAAGGTGATCACGAACGCGCTGTTGGAGGCAAACTCCTCCTCGGTCTGCTTCCGGAGCAGGTCGTCAACCCGCGACGTCGACACCTTGGACGGGACTTGAGCCGCCCGGTAGACCATTCGCTCATGGCCGACGAAGAACAGGCTGTTGTCCGCCAGTTGGACGGTTTGAATGCACAGGCAGCCCTTGTCGTAAGTCCGCCCCTGCGAACGCTGATAGGGGTTGTCGGGGTCGAGGGTGGGATAGTGCCACTCGGTGGTGAGCCTTCCAAAGATCGCCATGCCCTCACCGACGACCGCCGCCCCGATCACCGGGTCAGGGTTGGCTTCCGCCGACGCAAACGCGAGGCCCTCGATGGACCGGGCGTCGTTCACCTTGGAGTACCGGTAGAACCCGCTCGTGTCGGCGTCGAAATACACGAACCGCCCGGCCAGGAACACGACGTCCCGCACGAACGGGAGGTCGGGGTCGAGGATGCGGCTGACCTCGGTTTGGGTGACGTAATAGGCCCGGTTGCCCGCGACCACCACCACTTCCTCATCGGAAATCGCCCAGCGGAGTTCGCCGTCCAGCGGGACCTCGCCGATGTTCTCGGCATCCCGCCACACCGAAGCGCCGGACACCGTGTACCGGAACCCCTTGTGGAGGAAGGTGGCCCGCACCGGCCCCTCGCCCCGTTGGGCCACTTGGTAGAGGCCGGGACGCTCGAAGCGGCCAGTTGCCACCGGACCCTCTGGCGTGGCTTCCACATACATGTTGACGAGCCGCTGGATGAGCAGTTGCGCTCGGCCACCGTCTTGAAGCTTGAGGGGGTCGGGGACGAGGGGCGTCTCCCCGCCTTTCGCCAGAACCAGCAAGCCCATCGTCGTCATCCTCACATCTGTTTCGGTCCCGGCTAGGACCTGCATTCCCAGGCCCGCCAAGAAAGCGACTGTATACCCGAAGGGCGTCAGGGTCAAGGGCGGGAACTCCCCCTCCCCCACGGCAGCCTGCAGGACGGACCCCTCCGGGGGCGTCAGGACCAGCGGGGGCCACTCCCCCTCGCCCACCACGACCGTGCCTCCCGTACCGCCCCACGGGGCCAGCGTGAGGGCCGGGAGCGCCCCCTCCCCGGTGACTGGCGGGGCTACGTCCTCGGCAACACTGTGGAGAACCTGTAGGTAGAAGCCCGAGACTTGCGCATCGCTCTCGGCCCCGCTGTTGAGGACCTCAATCTGTACTGCCGAAACCCTACCTTCGGCCATGTTTACACCGTGGTTTCAGGACCCGCTTGCAGAGCATTGACCGCCGAGGCAGTCCACGCCGCAGCGGTGTTCGGGTCGGTGAGATAGAGGTCTTGCTTCTGAACGTGGGTGGCCGACAAGCCCAGCGCCGTGCCGTTGGCGTCGGTGCCGCCTGAACGTAGCCGCGCCCGAACCGCCCGCGTGGCGGCGTCATCCTTGGCCGCGAAGAACGACGTCTGAACGGCGTGGATGGTCAGGGGGGTGTAGGGGAGGTTCCCGAAGTCGTAGAGGTCCAAGTCACCCACGGTGGCCGAAGTCACATAATCCGTCGTGACGAAGGGCAGTTCGTCCACCAGCGCGTAGTTGTCGGAACCGGTGGAACGGCCCCAATCCTTGTCGGCGGTGTCGGCGGTCGGAACCAGCGTGGTAATGCGGCTTTCGCCCAGCCGGGCGGCGGTGTTGGTCAGGTAGATATCGTCGATGGTGATACCGCCAGCGCCGGTTCCCGACATGGTGAAGCGGATTTCGTCCGCGACCGTAGTGGTAGAACCCTTCGTATCGACGCCCGAAACAGTCAGGACCGACGCACCGTTGACGTAAACGGTGCAAGCCCCGACAGTATCGCTGATGGCAAGTTCCACTTCGATATAGAACCAAGTGTCCGAGAGAATGACCCCCGCCGCCGAGGATGCGAGGGGGGAGGCCAAGGACGTTCCTGCGGCAACAACGATGGTCCCGTCGCTTTTCGCGCCGATGGTGAACTGTCGGTTGCCCGCCGAAGTGTTGTAGCGGATGAAGTTGATGCCGGTACCGAAGCCGCCCAGCGGCATTTTGATGCCAGCGCCCAGCGCGGAAGCGTTCAGGCCCCCGGTGGAGATAACCAGTTCGCCGTTTTGGTTGCCGGGGCCGGGGCGGAACCCTTGTCCGCCGTAGCGGCCAGTTACGACATCAGGGCCAAAATACGCCCCCAGCGGATACTTGCTGGTGATGTAACTGGCGGTGAGGGCGTCGAACCCTTCCATGAAGACGAGGGCCATCTACTGGCTCCTTAGGTCAAATCGAGCGGAGCGGTCAGATGGAGCGTGAAGTCCGACCCTACGGACGTCTTGTCCGACCCGAAGTCGATGTAGCCGATCAGCTGGTCATTCGCGGCCACGCCGGTCGACTTGTAGATGACCGCACCCCGCGCCGTGATGCTGGAGGTTTCCCAGACGACGTCGTCGAAGGTGGCGACGGCCTTGTTGGCCCCGTTGTCCTGCGTGACCGTGCATGTGATGGCTTCACCCCCGGCAACGTAGCCCGTGCCGACGACTTCGTTCGTGATGTCGTCCCGGCGGTTGTGGGCGTCGACGTCCGGGGCGTAGGCCGAGGTCACCAGCATCGCCTTGAGGGTGTCGGTTTCCAGGTTGATCGGGTTGGAAAACTGGTCGAACTTGAAGCTGTTGTAGAGAACGGAGGCCATCAGACGACCCTTTCGATCTGGATAGCGGGCATGGACGTTGGCGTCCACGGGTCATTTTCGTTGCCGGGGTCAGTTTCCCAGACATCGAAGAAGTACTGGTACGCCGTTGTCGGCGCATGGGTGTCCGGGGCTTCCTCCAGCGTGGCGACCGAAAAGACGGACAGCTGGACCTCGCAGGAGCCACTGTCGGTCTTCCGCACACGGGCGAGGGGGGCCACCGCCGCCACCGACACAATGTCCACCGGGAGGGGTTGAACCGCGAACCGGGCCTGATCGCCCGTTCCCTCGGAGAAGATGTAGTCGACGTCGTCGTCCGGGGGGATTTCGTTGATCAGCGCATAGGCGTTGACGCCCGTGGTCAGGCTCCAATCCTGCGGGGGCTGGTCCGACACCGGCAGCAGATAGTGGACTTCCAGTTCGCCCAAGAAGTCGATGTCGTCCCCGGTCTGGACGAAGATGTCGTCGAACCACAGGAGATTGTACTCGACCGGAATGCTGCTGTCGAAATGCCCGATGGCGATCTGGGCAATCTCGGTGGCCCCGACCTGCGCGAAGTCAGTCGTGCCGGTGTAGGCGACGAACGCTTTCCCGTTGACCCGGACCGAGACGCCAACGCCGACCTCGACGATGGTTTCAATGTGGTTCCACGCCCCGGCGGCGATCTGGCGGGTGGACTTGGCCAGTTCAACGGGGCCGTTGACGCCCGTGGTGGAGGAAACCCGATCGAGGCCCCCGCCCATGATGTAGATGCGCCCGGTCGGTCCGACCTGAATGCTGATGTGGGAGCGGTTGCTCTCGTTGCGGAATTGCTGGATGACCGAAGCGCCCCGAACGGCGTTGAACGGCGGGATGGGGAGCCGGTCCATGAAGATGGCGCAGCCCATCCCCACTTTCGTGCCGACCTCGGTTGCCAGCGCCCGGCGACCTTGAGCGCCGATGATCGTCATGGCCAGCGAACGGCCCCCGGTGCGCGCTTGGGTTGCCGACAGGGTGAAATCGGAGGCTTCCGCCCACGCCCCGTCGTTCATGAGGTCTTCGTTGGCCCCGTATTGATCAAACCCGTCGTACCATTCGATCATCAGAGGTAGACGCCCGTTCCTGTGCGACGTTCCCCGTCGCGGCGGGTAGAAAGGGCGAGCCTAGCACGGCCCTCGCTTCGGGTCAATTCCAACGGCGTGGGCTGGCCGCTTTCCCCCAGCAGTCGCACCGCCAGCATGTTCTTGATGTGGTCCTCGTATCGACCGGACAGCGGGGCTTCCGACGAGAGGGCGAGGGAGTGGATGTCTTGCCACTGACCCATGGTTGCGTCGTACAGGTGTTGACGGGCGACCCCGGTGGTGGGGTTCACGATGGTGATGAAGGCCCCGTCTCGGGGTTGGCGCATGTCGCCGTCATCGTCCCGAACCTCGACCGGCAGGGTGATGGTGGCGTCTTCCTTGTTGAAGATGCGTTGGCCTTCTTCGGCCTCGTAGGCGGACGCGCTGTCCAAAAACTTCTCGGTGGCCCGACCGAACATGCCACCCACGATCAGGTTCTGGTACATGCCGACGAGCAGTTCCAGGCCGATTTCGGCTTGTGAAGCGTTCATGTTGATACCGGCGGCGAGAATGCCCGACCGGCGGTAGGCGGACTGGATGACTTCGCGGCAGGTGGTCACGGGGGGCCTCGTGGGGCTATGGGGTCAGGGAGCGGCTCCGTGGGGGTCGGGAGCGGCCCGGCGGGTGTGGGGGCTATGTAGGCACCCCGTGGCCCGCTAGGCCGCTCCCGTGGCCCCGGAGAGCCTTAGGCGTCGTTCCCCCGACGCTGACGCATGGCGCGAATGGCCTTCATCAGCTTCGGCTTGGTCGTGTCGTCTTCGAACGGAACGCCCTCGGACCGCGCGAGGTCCTTGAGACGTTCCAGTCCGCCGACGCCCGCGCCGATCTGGGCGAGGTCATCGCCCTTGCCGCCGCTCGCCTTGGGAGCCGCCTCGCCCTGGAAGGCGAAGTGGTTGTGGCCCCGCAGCTTGCGGAGGACGTTTTCGTCGGTGATGGCGACGAACTCGCCCTTGGGGAATTCCTCGCCGAACATGGTCATGCTCGACGGGCCGGAGAAGTCGTCGTTGGGGTCGCCCACGAACTTCACCATGGTCGCGCCTTCCGGCGCTTCGACGGTCTGTTCGGCGGCGTCCTCGACGATTTCGTCTTCGGGCTTTTCGGTTTCGTCCGTCATGTCCTGACGTCCTGTTGCGGTTCAGCGGCCCTTACGGGTGGCTGGCCCCGAGGGGCTGGGTTCAGCTGTTCGCGAAGAACGGCAGGAGATAGGTCACGAGAACCGTGATGGTTCCGGTGCCCCCGGCGGCGGCGACGGCGTTGACCGTGCCGACGACCTTGGTGTCGCCCAGCAGTTGCGGCTGGACGGGGAACGGCCCGTTGAAGCGACGGATTTCCGCCCCGTTGGTCAGGGGCGGGGTGGCCGCATCGCCCGTCAGAACCCCGGCGTTCGAGAAGTAGTCGAGGTCGGCGGCTCCGCCGAAATCGTTGGCCTCGATGCCGATGTCCATGTCGAACGTTTCGGTGCCGGTGTCGATGTCGCTGATGGCCAGATAGCCATCGACGGGAACCGCCCCGGCGGGCAGGGTGAAGAACTCGTAGGTGTCCCCCACTTCGGGGACCTCCGACAAGGTCATCGTGACGTACTGCGCGAGCAGAACGCCGCCGCCCACATAGGACGGCACAGGAGCGGGAGGCGAAGCCTTGACGCTCTTGAAGCGAGAAGCGGCCATTGCTGGTCCGTACCTTTCTTGCGGCGGGGGGAGGACTAAGCCTCCCCCGGCCAGTGGGTTTCAGACGCCTGGAATTAGGCGTCCGGAGCGGCGGCGGTGTAAACCGTCACGCAGCCGTGTTGCTTGCCGCGGAAGAAAATCTTCTCGACGCCGAGAAGCTCTTCGATGGCGACGCCGGGACGGAACTTGTAGTCCTTGTCCCGGTCCGTCTGCGGGGTCGGCATTTGACCCCACGCGACGGCGACGGCCTGCGCGCCGCAGAGCATGTTGACGGCGACGTCGATGCCCGCGTTGCCGACCCCGGCCAGGACCGGCATTTCCTCGATTTCCCGGTAGATGACGCCGCGATACAGCAGGTCACCGTCCTGGAAGATCGGGTTGCTCTCGACCGAACGGGGCCGAGCGTCCCGGTTGGCGGCGGTCATCACCGGGTCCTGCTCCAGATCGCGGAAGGCGCGACTGTTGCAGAACATGACGAACCACTCGTTGCCGTCCTTGGTCTTGTAGGGACGGACGTTCGGAGCGGCCCCCTTCGCCATGCGCTTGGCGAGGTTGCCGACCGCGACGGTCAGCTTGTCGTCGGTGGCGTCGACCGTGGCCAGAGCCGCCGAATGGTCGCCCGCCGAGTAGTTGGCGCGCAGCTTGCCGAACAGGACCCGGTCGCGGTTGTTGACCAGCCACGCGTCCTTGTCGGCTTCGGAGGCGATGTAGTTGCCGGCGGTGATTTCGTAGCCGCCGTTGTCGGACTGCGTGGCCACGCCGTAGCGGATGGGCGTGTTCGTCGCGGCCGACGGGATGACCGACAGGAAGGCCTCGATGATGTCGTCGCGCAGACGCTCGGCCTCCCATTCCTTCAGCATGTCGCGGGCGGCATCCAGAAGGTTGATCTCGGTCTTGTAGGACGTCGACTTCGGGATACGAACCCCGTGACGCCGCCAGTCGACCGAAATCGGGAAGTTGTAGTTGCCCAGCTGCTCTTCGTTGCCGTCGAGAACCTGGGAGCCGGAAACGCCGGCGCCGACGAGTTTGGTGATCAGCGGGATGTTGATGGTCTTGCCCGCCTCCTCCTGCAACTCGTACTTGGTGATGATGATGTTGGTCGGTCCCTTCCCCATGTAGGGGCGGAACTTGGACCCGCGCACATACTCCGAGAAGTAGGACTTGACCCACTTCGACTTTTCGGAGGCGGTGGCGAGAACGGTTTCGGCCATCGTAGTCCTCTTTCTGACCGCTAGCGGTCGAACTCGGAAGCGAACGGGTCAACGACGAGGTCATCGCCTTTGGGTCCCGACGCCGACGACCGTTGCGCGAGGCTCTGCGGTCGTGCGGGCTTCTCTTCCTGCTGTTGCTGGGACGCCGGTTTCCCGGCGGGTTTGCCGTCGCCGCCCTCTTGAGCGGCTTTCCACGCCAGAAACTTCTGATACTCGGGGTCGTCCGAGCCAGCGCCGCCGCCCTGGGGGGCTTCCTGCGCCTTCTTGAACAGACTGACCGCGTGATCATAGGGATGGGCGTGTGCGAAGAGGGTCTTCGCGAACTGCTCGCCGGTCTTGGGGTCCTCCATCTGGGCGTTCGCCCATTCGAAGGCTTCCGTGACTACGTCATCCCCGTGTTCCTTCCGGGCCTCGTACTCCGAGAAGTTGAGGCGATCGTTCAGCTGGACCGCGAGGGTCTGCTGTTGAAGGTAGCGGGCATGTTCGGCGGGCTGGGTCTTGGGGTCCGGGATTGCCGCTTTGGCGATTTCGGCGTCTTCCGCGCCAAGGCGATCTTCAATGCGCTTGAGGCGCTGTTGAGTCTCGCGGAGCCGACGCTTGGTGCTTTCCAGAGCCGCCTTCGGGACCATGGGCTGGTCCTTTTTGGCCGCATCCTTGGCGTCCTTGTCGTCGCCACCTTCCTTGTCAGCGTCGGCGGCGTCCTTCGCCCCCTTGTCGCCTTGGTCGTCCTTGTCGGCGCTGCCGTCGTCGTCCCCGTCCTTCGAGGCGTCGTCGGCATCCGGCGGGGTCTTGTCGTCCGCACCTTCGCCCTGCTTGTCCGGGGTCTTCCCGGCATCGGCAGCTTCATCGGTGTCGGCGGTTTCACCCACCAAATCGTCGAAATCCGTGTCCCGTTCGCTCATCTACTCTCTCCTCTGCCCGTAACGGCGGCATCCCGAACGCCCGAACCCCGGCGGCAGGTGGTCCCTTTATTCGGTGGAACCGTCCGAAGCGCCCGGTTGTCCCCCGGCGGCGGGGTCGGCAGGTCGAGGGGTGGAGAGGATGTCGTTCGTAGTCTTGGCCCCCTCCATGTTGACCCTCGTTGCCTCGGCGTCGATGCCCGCGAGCGTTTTGTCCGCTTGCACCGCCGTCCGAATTTCTCCTTGCTCTGCCCCGGCGATGGCGGCGTGTGCCTTTGCCCGGTTGAGTTCGGCCTGGGAAACCATCTCCTCGACGGTGGCTCGGAGTTCCACCATCATGATTTCCTTCTGCTCCTCCGCTTGCGCCTTCGCGGCCTCGGCTTGGGCCTCCTTGTGCTTCTGGATTTTCTTGAGCAACTCCCGCTTGCGGGGGAGGTTGGTCATTTCCAGGAAGATTTCGAAGGGGACCTCGTCGGCGTAGCGAGGATTGCTCGCCACCATGGACCGGAGTTCCGTGAGTTGCTCCGCCATGATCGTTGCCGTTTCCGGCGTCGTGTCGATCATGATGTCGATGTCCATTTCGGCGATCTGGTTGTCGAAACCGAATTCGTCTCCTTCCCCGAGTTGGCGCATGACCGGCTGGCCGGTAGCCTCATCAAGCACCGGCTGACCCGCTTCGTCAAGCTGTGGCGCTTCCGTGATCGGAGCGTTCAGGCGGACGTAACGCGGGTCCTCCATGTCGTCGGTGAGGCGAATCCACATCGGCTCGGTCCAGTCTTGCTTGGCCCGATACCAGATTTGGTTGTAGATGCGCAGCTTGAAGTCCTCGAACTGGTCCAGAACGATCGAGAGTTCGATCAGACCGGCTTGCTGGCGGGCCAACATCGCGCGCCCCGAAGTGTCGGCCCCCTGACGGCCCAGCATGGCGGGGTTCGGGGAGAACCGCTCCATTTCGTTCTTGGCCTCGTTCAGGAGCATCATGTTCCCGGCGGACTTGTCCGCGCCGGGGACTTTGCCCCACCCGTACGGGAGGACGCCGTCCGGTCGGGCCGCTTCCTTCCGGGCCTCTTCCGCGTCGACCTCGATGGCCGAGGGGTCGGTGGCCTGGATTTGGCTCGACGAGATTTCCCACAGCGCCTTCGACCGGCGCTTGTTGATTTCGTCCTGCAGGTCCCGCAGATCGGAGCCGTAGCCGATACGGTTGTTGTCCTTGTCGACGTAGCAGGACTGCGCCACGATGGGGTTGCAGGGCTTGCCCTTGTCGTCGAGGTAGGGGCTGACCTCTTCGGTGATGATGCCGCCTTCCCAATAGACGCAGCGGTACCATTCCCGGCCGCACTTCTCGTAGATTTCGACGACCTGAACGCGCTTGTTCTCGGTGTCAATCCAGCCTTGGTCGATGGGCCGGTCGTCGAACGTGTCGTCCGAGCCGTTGCCAGTCCTTCCCGACACCCCGCCGCCGTCGAACGTGGCGTCGATGGCCTGTTGGTGGATGGCGTCCTCCGGGGCGAGGTCCTTGACTTCGTCGGCGTACATCCACTTGGCGATGCCCAGATAGCGCGCGTCCTTGAAGTCCGGGCGCTTCGAGCGGGGGTCGTAGAAGAACTCCTCCCACGGGATGGTGACGAGGTCGATGTCACCCTTCTCGGCCCCAAGCGCAACCAGCATGGCGCAGGTGCCGCCCAGCAGGTTGTCTTTCAGCAGGTACTTCTCTTCAAACTTGAAGCGGTTAACCTGCGTGACGTAGCGAAGGCAGTCGGTCGCGACGTCGGCGCTGTTGCTGTCGCCGGGGGTCCGGCCAAGGGCGCGAGGGTCGGCCCGGCTGTGATCGTTCACGCCGATGATGCCGTTGATCGCGACCTTGAACCGGTTGATGATGATGTCCGGTTGGCCCCGGTCCTTGAGGGCCTGACGTTCCGTCGGCGTCAGCTGGTCCGCATCGTAGTAGGAGTAGTTCAACTCCTGCTTCTTGCGGTTGTCCTGCGCGACGTTTTGGAAGTCCTTGAAGCGCTGCTTCCACTGTTCCAGCGTCTTCTTGTACTTCTTCGGCTCCGTCGGAGCTTCCGTCGCCACTTCGGCGGGCGGGGTGTCGAAGAGTTCTTCTGCGTCGGCCATCAGAGTACCTTCCAGCCCTTCGAGGCTTGCTTGGATTTCTTGAAGATAGCGGCCCAGCGGTCATCTGCCGGGGGTTTCTTTTCTTCCGCAGCCTTACCGGCGCGGATTTTGGCGTTGATGGCCAGTTCGCCCATGCTGTCGGCGGCGTGGCTGTCTTCGTTGTGGAGCGGGCCGGTGAAGACCCCGAGCGCTTGGTTCCAGCGCTTCCGGTAGGATTTCAGGTGGTCCGTGCCAACCTTCGTGCGTTCGTCATGGAAGCGCAGGAACGGGATGACCCGGCGGACGGCGTTGATGCGCTCCTCCGGGTCGCGGGGAACGCCCACCCGGATGGTGCCGAGGCCCAGCTTGTGGAGGGTCGACTTCCGGGTCTGACCGCCCGCGCCGATTTCCCGCACCATGACGTCGTGCGGAAGGTAGTGCATCCCGTACTTGTAGTGGATGGCCCGCTCGTTCTTGAAGGCCTCCTGAACGATGATGTCCAGCCCGACGTCCGACGTTTCGTAGTAGTCGATGACGTTGATGTAGGTTCCGAACCGCTGGAAGAACCAGATCGTCGTGTAATCGTCGATACCCAAGTCCCACGCGGTGTCGACCAGAATGTTGGGGTCGTGCGGGAAGTGACCGAACCGGCCCGCCGTTTGGGCGATCTGCAGTTCGGCGGCGTAATAGGCACCGGGCACCGCACTGTCGAAGTCGACCAGATATTCGGAACAGAACTTGGCCAGCCCTTCCAGATGGCTTCCCGCCTCTTCCACCAGTTCGGTGAGTTCCTGCAGCAGCTGTTCTGGCGTGAACACGCTGGTGACCATCGGGCAAAGGGGCGAGGAGAGGGCTTTGACTGCAGCCGCATAACTCGTGGCGTCGATGGTCGCGGCGGGGATGCGGGCCGTGTACCAGTTGGGGTCCTTCTCCCTCGCCTCGAAGGCGCGGGTGGCGTGGTTCCGGCCACGGGGCGTCCAGATGAAGATGGCGGTGCCACCGTTCTCCAGAAGAATGGGTCGGATATAGGCCCAAGCGTCGGGCTTCGCCAGCGACCACTCGGAGAACACCACCCCGATCGGCGGCGAACCGACGTAGTTGTCGTAGTTGTCGGAACCAAGAACCTGCCACGTGGAGCCGTTCTTCATTACGATCATCATTTCTTGGTCGCGGGTCGCGGCGCGCAGTTCCTTCGGGAACGCTTCATCGATGCGCCGCTTGCCGGTGCGGGGGTTCACCGCGTCCCAGATCGCCTTGCGGGCTTGGGATGCCTGGGGAAGCATGTGCCAGTAGGTGCCGACCTTCTTGTGCATCGCCGTCGCGGCCCAATGCAGCGAAATATCGTCCTTACCGAAACGTCGGTGCGCCACAACGTCGCAGCGCTTCCCGCCGCCCTCCAGATACGCCCAAATCCCCATTTGGTCGGGGCGGGGCCGCCAGTTGTTCCCCGGCAGCGTGATGTTGCGCTTCATCACAGCGGTGTTCATTGGCCTTCACCCTCGATTTCGGCGAAGGTGGTGATCGTCACGGTGATGTCGCCATTGGCCCCCATCGACCCGGTGGCCGTGTTCCAGCCCCGACGCTTCCCGAGGGTCTGCAGCACGAACCGTTCCGCGTTGGGGTCCGCCCCGGACTTGGCCCGGCGCATCTGGTTCGTCTCCGCGATGTCGACCACTTCCTCCCGCATGTCTGACAGGAGGTTGATCAGGTCGGGCGAACGGTCGATGCGTTCTTGAAGCTTCGTGCGCGAGAGGTCGAGGGAGCGGGCTGCTGCCGCCACGTTTCCATCGGCCTCAACCAAGGCATCCCAGATTTGTCCCGCCGTGATACGCGGCTGGTTGTACATGTCGTGGGCCGGAAGGACCTCACCGACCAGCGGGTATTGGGACGGGTCACCGCTCATTCGTATCGGGCCAGAATTCGGGCGCGTTCGGCGGCGGAAAGCGGGCGGGCGGGCCTTGCAGCGGCGGCGCGGGCGACGGCCTCTTGACCGGCACGGGCGCGGTTTGCGCGGGCCTGTTCCTGGGCTTGCTGCTCCGTGTACGAGCGGGTTGCGGGACGCGCGGGCGCGGGTTGTGTCTGTCTCGTCGGCGCAGTCCTGTTCATGCGACCCCCGAAGGCGTCACCGACGAACCTGCCGAACCATCCGTTTTGCTGCGTCATGGGGGTAAGGGTAGCAGGGTCCTTGGGTCCCGTCAAGCGGAACGAGGGACCCGCGTCGAAGCATGGTGGGGGATACATAGCGGTTCTCGGGTCCCGTGATAGTGCGATGCACAACCCGTAGCCCGAGCCGATCTGGGAATGGGGGATATAGGTATGCCGGGTCCCCTCCCAATCCCCCTCCGGCAACCTCCCCCTACCCCTCTTCGCGCGCTCCGGGTCCCTCCCCCTATGTTGCACCCATACCACATCTGCGTGTGCCTGTTGCCACGTGTCGCGGAGGCCGCAACCCGCGTCCAAGCGTGGTTAACAGCTGGTTAGCGGGCTTCTTGTGGCACGAGCCTTGCTACGCGTACGCGCCCACGCGCGCAGACAAAAAGGCAGCCGAACCCCGCGCCCCGTGGCACGCTTCTTGCCTCTGCAACCCCCGTGCCAGCCCGACCCCGGGGTGGCTTCCCAGACACGCCCCCGCCGTTCACACCTCGTTAACCACGTTTGGGGGTTGCGGGGTTCGCCGCCCCGTGGTAGGTTGGGGGTAGGAACAAGGAGACACCCGATGCCCGCCCCCACCGAAGCCCACCTCGCCGCCCTCGCCGCCGACGCGGACCACGCCTACCAACACGCGCTCGCCGCCGCCCTCGCGAACCCCGCGCTGGTGTGGGTCGTGGAAGAGCACGTCGTCGGCAACGAGACGGCCCCGTCCGCCCGGCTGTTCCGCACACGGGACGCCGCGCTTCGGGTGCTGGCCGAAGAGGCCGCGTGTGCCGCCAGCGAGGCAGCCGAGGGCGGCTACCCGAACGAGGACGCGTTCGCGGACGCCGAAGCCTTCGGCGCGTGGAACGGGGGCACCGAGTGGCGGGCCGACGACGGCTCGTGGCGGACGCTCGCGCCGCAAGCCCCGACCGAGTAGCCCCGCAACCCGAACCCCGGAGAACCGCCGTGCCCCACCCCCTGCCGACCCCCAGCAAGGACGCCGCCTTCCTCGAAGCGCTGCTCGGAACCCTGCCGCCCGAACGCCAAGCCTACGTGCGCGAGGCCGCGCTGCGTCTGTTCCTGGAAGCCGCCGCCGACAGCCTTACGGACGAAGACCGGGCGGACCACGCGAACCTAGCCGACTGGCTCCCGGAACACGCCGAGGCGCAGGTCTGGGCCTAGGGGGCGAAGGGGGCTGCTGCGCCACCCGGAACCCGCGCCCCGTGCTGCCGTGCTGGTGTGTCTCGGTCGGCACAGGCCCCGCCCGCCGCCGCCGGGGGCCGAGGGGGTGGCACCGAACGCCGCCGCTCTTTTCTGACCCCTAGGGGCCGCCGTAGGGAGAGAGAGGTGTGTCGACCGAGACACGGCTGCACGGCCCGCCGCGACGGCCTCCTCGCCCCCTCGCGCTGCACACACGGCTGCACGGCCCCCTGTGCTGCTGCCCCCTCGTGCCCGTGCGTTGCGCCTAGCGCCGAGGAAGCCCCCTTCCTGCGCGGTGCCCGCGACACGGCCCCCGAGGCCCCCGGCTGCACAGACCGGCGTGTCGGCGTGTGTGCGCTGCAGCCGTGCCCGAACAGGCCGAACCGGCGCGCGGCCCGGTGCCCGTTAACCACGCTTCTTAACCCCGCTTGCTAACCACCCTCGTTAAGTGCGCTTGGGCCGTCGTTAACCACGCTTGGGGGTTGCGCCGCCCGAACAGCCGTGGTACGGTTGCGTATCGGGGCAAGCCGCCCCACAGGAGACAGCCGATGCCGACCCCGTACGAAACCGCCCCGACGCTGGCCCCCACGTTCCACACGGCCCGTTGGTACGCCGACGCCCAAGAGGCCCAACGGTTCTGCGGCTACTACGCCAGCAAGGACGACCACCCGACGCCCCGCACGTGGGAGCCGACGACGCACCCCCAGGGCGGCTTCGTGGTGTCGGTGCTAGACACCGAGGCCCGCCCGCTGTTCGTGCAGGAGACAGACGGCGACCGGCTCAACCAGCAGCTGGGCGCGGCGGTTCGCGAGGCCAGCGATGGCGACCGCTACTGCCCCCGGTTCCGCGCCGCCGTCGAGGCTGCCGAGTGGGCGTTGAGCCGCTGGGCCGACCGTCGCCGCCACGAACCGGCGTTCGCTGACGCCTTCCTCCGCCGCGCCCGGTTGGCCGTGCTGGACGCCGCCGAGTTGGCCGCGCCGCCGCTTACCCCGGTCGAGGCCCAAGAGGTCTGGGACATCGCCCGCGACATCGCCGGGGACGAAAGCACCCGCGACCGGGCCGAACAGCTGGTCGAGGAGTGGGGTGTCCTTGGCGCTCGCGACGTCCTGCAGGACCAGCGCGATGCCGAGGCCGAAGAGGAGGGCGAGGCGTGAGCCGGACCCCCATCGACGCCCTGCGCCCTGTTCTGGGCCGAACGGTCGTGGACACCCACACCGGGGCCGTCGTGTTCCGCTACGGGCCGACCGAGCAGGACGCCCGCCTTGCCTACCGTCGAGCCGACCGGCTGGACGCAACCTACGGGGCGGTCCGTTACGTCGTCCGCCCGACCTACGGAGAACCCGCATGCGCGACGACCTGACCCCGAACCGCCGAACCGTGGCGGCTGCAGCCCTGGGCCTCTCCCTCGACCCCTCTGCGCCCCCTTCCCAGAGCGCCGTGGCTTGGGCTGTCGCCCACGCGGTCGCGGTCGAGTGCGGCAGGAAGCCCGAGGACGCCGAGGCCATCGCCGCCCGGTGGGCCACGGTAGCCGACATCGCCACAGGAAGCCCCGACGCGGGGCACGGAACCCGACCGCCTGTCGGTGGAGGGCTGTAACACAGCGTGATCGGGCGCGCGTTCCGTTAACCACGTTTGGGGCTTGCGCCACCCGTGCAGCCGTGGTAGAGTGAAGATGTTGGGGCACCTGACGCCCCCGGACCTGAACAGAGAGAGACACGACCATGACGACCACCATCAAGCTTTCCGCCGCCCAAACCAAGCTGGGCATCACCGCCGCCTCGTGGGACGAAGACCGCACCGAGGTCAAGGTCGGCGACCGGCTCTTCGAGCAGCTGACCGACGACAGCACCCCGGAGGACTTCGTGTCCGCCGTGGCCGACGCCCTCAAGGCCGAGGCGTCCGGGTTCGAGGGCATCCTGCCCAACGAGGCCGTCGCCATCGAGCAGCTTCGCGGCGAGGACCACATGGCCAGCGACTTCGTCGCCCGCCTCGTCATCGACGGCAAGCCCGCCGGTGAGTTGGCGCGGGACCCGGTCCTTGCCGACATGCTGACGACGCTGGCCGAGGAGGAAGACACCCTGGCCCAAGTCGCGGGCATCCGCACGGACGGCGACGGCGAGGAGGAGGACGAACGGACCGGCTCCGTGGTCCCCGACGTCTTCAAGAAGCGCTACGCCGAAGCCGGTCACCCCGGCCATTGCGGCGACTGGCTGGCCCTCACGCTGAACAAGCTGTGCCAGACCATGGACGGCAAGAAGACCATCACCGACCTCGACCGGCTGGAAGCCATCGCCGCCGCGAACGACGTCACCCCCGACCGGGTCGACCGGCTGGGGACCGCCACGAACGGCTGGCAGGGCCGTTACCGGATGACCGTCCGGAACATGCTGGCCAAGAAGGTGGCCGACAAGGGGTTCCTGTTCGTGCCGGAAGGCTGCGGCGTGGACGAGGACAAGGAGATGAGGGCCCCCAAGGACTGGTGCGCCAAGTACGCCACCAAGGTCAAGGCCAAGGCTCCCGCCAAGGCCGCTGTCGCCAAGGACGAGGGCGCGGGCAAGGCTTCGGCCAAGACCGCCGCCAAGGGCAAGGCCCCGGCCAAGCCCGCCGACGCCGACGCGAAGCCCGCCAAGGCCAAGCGCGGCACGAAGGCCGAGAAGGCGGGCGTCACCGCCTAAACCACCCCAGGACCCTAGGACCCGGCATCCCGCCGGGTCCGCCCCTTCTAAGGACGACCCGCTATGCTTGAAGCACAAGACATGAAGCTGACCCACGGCCAGCAGGTTCGCCAGACGGCGTTCTTCATGGCCCTCCAGTCGACCGGCTACAACGAAGGGCGGAGCCTCGACACCGTCAAGGACACCGCCGAGCAGCTGGAAAAGTGGCTGTGGGACGCCAACACGAAGCAGCAGGCCCACGAGTTGGCCAAGGCCATCAAGGCGCTGCAGAAGGTCAACACCGAGGCGCAGAGGGGGCCTATCCCCGTTGGGGCCTACGAGGCCGCAATCGCCGCCGTGGCGGTGGCCGCTTCGCCCTTCGTCTAGTCGAACCGGGCCGGGGTTGCGCGAGCGCCCCGGCCATGGTCCCCTGCGACCGTGCCACACCCGCACAGGAAGAGGAAAGCCAATGGTCGCCCCCACCCGCCTCACCCACGCCATCGTTACCGTTCACACCAACACGAACGGCGAGACGGTCTTCACCGCCCGGCCAGCCCAACCCGGCTACGAGCAGAACCCCGCCCACGAGGCGATGGCCCCCGACGTCTTCGTCGCCTACATGGACGAGCGCGAGGGCGCGCACTTCGTGTTCGAACACCAGCCCCACTAGGAACCCTGGACTATGGCCAAGCCAACCGAACCCACCCGCGTCAAGACGCTCCCCACCCTCGCCAAGGAACTCGGCATCGACCGGTCCACCATGGTTCGCCTCGAACAGCGGGGCGTGATCAGCAAGGCCCCGATGGTCGGCGCTCCGGTGCAAGGCCGGGTCTATGACGAGAAGCTGGAGGCCAAGGTGCGAGGGGAAGTCGAGCGCTACCTCGCCCGCCAAGCCATCAAGCACGAGGGTCGGCCCCCCGCCCCCAAGAACATCGTTGTCGTCTGATGGCCCGCGTCATTGACCCCATCGAGGAGGGCGTGGAAAGCGACGCCTTCTGGATGATGGCCGAGGGCGGCATTCAGGCGCTGATGGCGATGGAAGCCCGCATCATCCCGGTCCCGGCGCACGTTGAGCGCAACCGGAAGGACCGCTACCGGCTGTCCTATATCTGCAACACCTGTGAGGCCGAACACCGGGTCGAGGGCGGCTTCGATCAGGTCTTCATGGGGACGCAAGCCCTCATGCTGCTGAACAGCGCCCGAGGCGTCCGGGTCGAGAAGCTGGCCTTCGCCATGGAGGAGGACGCCAACACCGCCGACACCCTGATGGAAACCCAGGGTGCGGACCCCCGGCTGAACAAGCAGCTGGACACCCTGTTGAAGAGAGGACCGAAGACCGATGGCCGAACGGACACCTGAACAGCTAGCGCTCTTCGCGCAACAGCGGGCCAATCAGGCCACCCACACGCTTTACACCGACGCGGACGAGGACAAGCCCGCCGGGGCGTGTGACCGCAACGGGGAGTTGGTGCTTGGGGTCTGCCGGGTCTGCGGCACCTACGAGGCCGGGCTTGAGGACGCCCCCTGCCCCGGCGCTCGCCCGAACGTGGGCTGCTCTAACTCGGTGACCGGGGGCCAGGAGTTTCCCGACGAGCCGTTCATCCACAGGGGGCCGTAGCCATGTTGATCGGCTTCAAGGCCCACGTTCTGATGGGCAACGACTACCCCGACGCAATCTTCCTGTCCAAGCGGGCGGGTGAGCGCGCAATAGCCCGGCTCAAGGGCGAACACGCGAGGAAGCAGAGGGACGAACCCTGGAACGTGCCGCCTCACCACCCCGGCATCTACTGGCGGCTCTACACCTTCCCGATCGGCCCGCAGATCAGCTGGTCGCCCCGGTGGTGGAGGCGGGTCCGATGACCTTCCTCCTGCTATGGGTTCTGGGCACCGGGGTCTACTTCATCGGCTATTGGCGGGGGCAACGCGCCCTGCTACAATCGGGGAGAGGAGACACCCCATGAACCCGAACAACCTGATCTACGTCGCCCTGTTCTACGACGGCAACGAAACCCGCGCCGTATCGCTGGAGTTGGAGGGCGACCCCACCTTCGGCCCGCTGGGTCGGCAAGAGGATATCGAGGAAGCCCTGATGCAGGGCCTGAACCTCGACACCTGCGACATCACCGCCCTGATCACCGTGGTTCCCCAAGCCGGGGGCCTGATCGTCCTGCCCGACGTCATCATCGCGGACGTCCTGTGGGAACCGTTCGACATATCCCAAGAGCAGTTCCGCCCCATCTACCACGTTCGGGTGCGGCAAGATGGCCTGATCACGGCGGACATGCCCTGATGCCGTTCCTCACGCGCGAAGAGGGGGACAAGGCCCGAGCGGCAGGGTTACAGGTTGTGGCTCTACCCTCCTCGCCCCCGGACGGCCTCGTTCACTACGCCAGCACGAAGCGCCACTTCATGTGCGACCCGCCGTCCCCGCACAACAAGACCGGCTCCCCCGACTGGTCGCGGGTTACCTGTCCCGAATGCCTGCGCATGGGCAAGCGGACCGAACGCATCGACAAACAGGGGTTCGTGAAGGAGGTCATCAAGGACCTCACCAAGCCCCGCAACCAAGAAGAGGCGGTTTCCGAGTGATCTGGGCAGTCGGCGTTATCGTGATCGTGGTCCTGTTCACGCAATGGGGGAAGAACCGCATCCCCCGCCCGCCGAAGAAGGTGCGGGAAGCCATAGCCCGCAATCGCTGGACCCCTTGACGGCCCCCGTAGTGGGGTGGTACTATGACAGCCAGTGGTGGAGAACCTGAATGCCCAACAACATGGCGGAAGACGCACCAATCCGGGTGCGCTACAAACACGCGGGGATTGCCGATGATCTGGGCGTTCATCGCCCGATCTGCCGCCCCTCGGACCTCAAGCTTCAAACGGTGAAGCACGAGGCCAACGTCACCTGCCCCCATTGCTTGAAGCACATCGAAAACTTCAAGAACTGGATGGCCCTGCAGATCGCCGCCGGTCGCGAGCCTGAACAGGGATGACCGACCACAGGGCAACATCGCTCAAGTTTCTCAAGTCGACCCACCTTATCCCGGTCAAGGTGCGGCCCGGCGGCAAGGAGCCGTTCCCGGAATGGGACCCACGGCGAGCCGCCCAAGAGGACCATTCCATCACCCTCAAGGTGATCGAGAACGATACGTCCATCAACCTCGGCGCGCTGATGGCCGGGAAGTATGTCGACATCGACATCGACTGCACGAGCAACTACCTCAAGGCAGCCCTGGACTACTTCCTCCCCAAGACCGCATGGGTGTTCGGGCGCAAGAGCAAGCCCAACAGCCACCGCATCTACGCCCTGCACGACGACTTCGACCGAGGGCCGTACTCCAGCATTCTGCGGTACATCAAGGGCCTGATCAAGGGGACCATCGACGATGAAAGCTACTCCATCGAAATCCGGGGTGGCAAGCCCGAGAACGGACTGTTCACGGTTCTGCCGGGGTCTTACCGAGACGACGTTAAGGAACACATTGAGTGGTCAGCCGACATCGACCCCACGGTCGCGGCGGCGTATGTCAAGATCGACACGCTCGTCAAGGCGGTCCGACTTGCTGTCGTCGCCAGCCTCTTCGCCCCTCATTGGGTTGAGGGCGTTCGTAACGATATGTCGCTGGCCCTTGCCGGGACTTTGTGGCGCATTCGGACCTCATCCTTGGCGGCTTTCGGACTTGAGCCGGGGGACGAGGGTCCGGAAGGCTACTACATTCTGACGGAGGACGATGCGAAGAGCATCATCACCTGCATCTGCAACCTCGCCGGGGACGACCCCGAGGACAAGCGCTCCCGCATTCTCAACATGCAGAACACTTGGCGCAAGCTGGACGGCGAGGCCGGGGCGAAGGTGACCGGCGGCAAGGTGCTGGCGGAACTGATCGACGGCGGGAAGAACGAGAACGCCAAGACCACGGGCAAGAACGTGGTGAAAGCCATGTACCGGCTCCTGTCGGACAACGACGCCGCCGAGCAGATCGAGAAGATGGCGGAACAGTTTGTCATGTGGTACGGGCCGGGCGTAATCCTGGACCTCCACCAAGTTGCCATGGGGCGTGTAACGCCGTGGATGACGAAGGAGCAAGCCACCAACTCCCTAGGCGGGAAGAAGCTGACCATCGGGGACAAGAAAATCCCCATCAGCAACATGCTGTTCGGCTCCACCATCATTCAGCGGGTGATGGGCCTCACATTCGACCCCGGCACGGACGAACTCCTCGCCCCCACCCCGGAAGGGCTGATGGTGAACCAGTGGCGCGGCATGGCGACTGTCCCTTCGCCCCAGCGGGTCACGAGGGAAGACATCAACCCCTTCTACGACTACGTCCTCAACATCGTCTGCTCCGGGGACCCCGACACGGCGCATTGGGTGTTCAGCTGGCTGGCCGACATGTTGCAGCAGCCTCACCGCAAGCCCGGCACGGCGCTGGTCATGGTCGGCGTTCAGGGGGCGGGCAAGACGTTTCTCGGGGAACGGGTCATGGGGGCCATCATCGGGCCGTCCCATTACAGCCAGATCAACAACGTTTCCCGGCTGACCGACAAGTTTAACACCAGCATCGACAACCGGATTCTGGTCCAGTGCGATGAAGCGGTGCACAACTACCAGAAGGACGTAGCCTCCCGGCTCAAGTCCATCATCACCGACGAAACCATCACCATCGAGCCGAAGGGCGTCAACGCCTACAGCAAGCCGAACCACATGCACCTGATCTTCACATCGAACGAAGAGACGGCGGCGCTGTTCATTGACCCCTCCCCGCACGAGCGCCGGTTCACGGTCTTGAAGGTCAACCCGGAGAAGGCGACGGACCTCAAGTATTGGACCGACCTGCGGGGTTGGACCGAGGCCAGCCTCCCGAAGATCATGCGCTGGCTGCTCGATTACAAGTACGACCGAAACCTCATCCGCCGCCCGCTCAAGACGGAGGCGAAGGAAGACCTGCAGCGGGTCGGCCTCGATGCCGAGGTCAGCTGGATACTCTCCCGCATGGCCTCCGGGTTCCTGATCGGCAACCGGGTGCACCGCCACTGGTTCGACTGCTTCAACAGCAAGGCGATCACCGAACACGACATGAAGCACGACACCCTGCGCCGGGACGAATGGCCGGACATGGTGATGACCAGCGTTCTGGAGGAGGACTTCAAGACGTTCGTGCGCGAGCATGGCCGGTCCGTTTACTCCGGGTCGGTGATCACCAACATTCGCAAGGTCCTGCCGCCCGACAGCTTCAAGAGCGCGGGACAGAAGAGCGTCAAGCTGGTGGACCCCAAGAGCGGCCAAGTCAAGCTGGACCGGGTGCGGCTCCACACGGTTCCCACCCAAGACCAAATCATGAACTACCTGCGGACGAAGTTTGGCGACGTCGTGACGAAGACGTTCGACGAATACCAGAAGGGCGAGGCGGCGAACCTCGACCATATCGGGTCCGAGGCGACAGCCACAAGCGAGGAATTCTAATGGCCGTTGTGCCTTGGTGGAAAGAGCGTCTGGAGGAACGTCGGCCCGTGCGCGAGTTGGCCTACTGGCGCGAGGGGTACGACTGGAAGCCCCAGCTGGACACGCCGTCCGACACGTGGCCCCGGCTGGTGGCTACACAGGCCCTCTGGAAGGACTATCTGGCGTGGTTTGAGGACGTCTATCTCGTCCCGTTCCGCTCCGCCCCCTATTTCCAAGACTTCCCGGACCAACTGCCGGTGCCCGCGACCGAGGCCGAGTTTTGGCACACCCTCTCCCCATTCGTCTACATCAGCGGCAACAGCAAGCTGCAGAAGCGCGGGTACTTCGTCTGGGACCAGCGAAAACACATGGACCAGTGGGTCGCCGTCAAGGCGCACCGCAACTTCATCCGGCTGGGAACGTGGGAGGAGCATCTTGGGGCCTTCGGCATCCTTACCGGCAACCCCTCGGACCCGACCGCCTGTGTTGACCTGATCGGCGGGGCGATGCGAAGGATGCGGGCGACGAACGCCGCTAACAAGGCTCGCCTTCCCAGGGCGATGCGGAAGACCGAGGACGGTTGACACGGGTAACGGGGAGTGGTTTTGTTGCGTTTTGGGCATCCCGCCCGTGCAATGTGAGGACTACCCCCATGGCCGAGGCCACCAAGTCGCCGGAAGAGAAGGCGAAGCAGACCGAAAACACCATCAAGGCGACCGGCACCGACGGTTCCGCGCCCGCCGCCGCCGGAAAGTCGATCATCGGCGCCAAATATCGCGACGGCCGCTACAAGGAGCAGGACTGGCTCGGCGGCGAAATCGCCAAGGTCGCCAACACGACCAGCGAGCGCGAGAAGAAGGTCCCGGTCGAGGGCCAGGAAGGCGCCTTCAAGACGGTGAAGGAAACCGTCAACGACGGCGTCAACGTGGACCGCCTGTTCGCCCTGGCCCGCGAGAACGGTCTGGACGTCGACCGCTTCGAGGCCCAGCGCTCGTCCCACGGGTTCGCCGGCCGCTTCCGCATGACCGTGCGGAACATGCTCCAGGCCGAAGCCAAGCGCCGCCACGGGCTGGTCATCGGCGGCAAGTTCGTTTCCGCCCCCGCCGACTGGCTGTCGGCCAAGGGCGCGGCCACGAACCCGACCCACGATCAGAAGGGGGTGAAAATCCCCGTTCCGAAGCCGGTCAAGGCCGACGCCGCCCCCGCCGCCGACGCCAAGACGGCGGAGAACACGACCAAGGCCACCGGCGGCAAGCCCGCCCCGGCCAAGGACGCCGCCAAGAAGTAGGACCGCCACCCCCTGCTTCTACGGCGTGGGACGCCCCGTTGCCCTCCCCGGTAGCGGGGCGTTTCCATGTCCGGGGCTTGGTGCCCGTTGACGTGCAGCCGTGCCTCCTGTAGGGTGGGGACATGGAGGACGGCGCGCTCGCCCGCTACGTAATCCAAGAGCTTCGGCTCCAGAGCGCCCCGGAAATGCGGAGTCAGGTCCCGCCGTTCCGGGGCGTTTCCGTATGTGGACGCGGGGGCCGGGGCGTGGTATGGTGTCGATGGGGCCACTGGCCCGTGTTGATAGACCGACCCCTAGCAAGAAAGCCCAGACCTGATGTCTCAAGACCTGCCGTCCGCGACGGATATCGCGACCCGCCTGAACAACGCCCGCAACGGCCTGAACGACCTCAACGAGCAGATGCGCGGGGTCATCGAGCGGATGCGCAAGTCCGGCGACCTCCCGGAAACCTGCCGGGGGTACAAGGAAATGAACGACGCCTACGAGGCCATGAACAACGTCCGCAAGGAACTGTTCGAGCAGCTTGAAGGCGTCAGCCGAGCGACCATCCCGGAAATGCTCGCGGAGCAGAAGGTCCCGAACATCACCGTCACCTACCACGACGGCCTCAACTACCGGTTCGGCAAGAACCAGCGCGTCAGCGTTTCCATCGTCGAGGGTCAGAAGGAACTGGCCTACGACTGGCTTCGGGCCAACGGGGGCGAGGCGCTCATCCAGCCCACCGTCAACTCGTCCAAGCTGGCCTCTTTCGCCAAGGAAGTCGCGAAGGAGAAGGGCATGGACCTCCCCCTCGACAAATTCAAGACCAGCAGCATGGTCTACACCAGCATCACCAAGGCGTAAGCCTTCGTGTGGGCGTCACCTGCCCTTCGAGTGGTGAGTTAGCCGGGGCAACCGGCCTTTTAATGGAAAAGGTGTACAGATGGCCAAGGCCCCTGTGAAGAAAGACGAAACGAACAACGAACTGGCGGCAGTCGGCGTCGGGCAAGTCCCGGCGTTCCTGCAGAACACCGATCGCGGCTCCCACCTGCAAGGGATGGACAGCAGCGACTTCATCGTCCCCCGCATCAAGCTGCTGCAGGGGATTTCGCCGGAGGTCGAGGCCTTCGACGAGGCCAAGAACGGCGAATTCTGGCTCAACGTGCTGGACAAGCCGCTCGGCAAGACCATCCGCTTCATCCCGATCAACAACCGCAAGCGCTATCTGCTGTTGCCGCCCATCGGCGATGATCGGGGCGTTCTGGCCCGCGCCGACGACGGCAGGACCTGGAACACCAAGGGCGAATGGTCGGTGAAGTTGAAGAACGTTCGCCAGCCGGTCGTCTGGAAGATCGAAGACCTCGATGTCCGCAAGTCGGGCCTCGCGGAATTCGGCACCGCCAATCCGGAGGACCCGGACAGCAACCCCGCCGCCACGCTCTTCTACGAGTATCTGGTGTGGCTGCTCGACGTCGACGGCCTTCCCACGCCGGTCCTGCTCTCCCTCGCCCGTTCCCAGGCGAAGAAGGCTCGGGACCTGAACGGGAAGATCGAGTTCGGCGGCGTCCCGATGCAGGGGATGGTGTTCGAGGCGTCGGTCGTCGTCGAAAACGGGGCCGAAGGTCCCTACAACAACTACCAGTTCGCGAAGGCGGGCTGGACGACGGAGGAGCAGTTCGCGATGGCCTGCGCCTTCGAGGAGCGTTTCCGCGACGTCACCTACCGTGGCGAAGACGAGGCCGGTCTGGCCGAAGCTGCGGCGGGCGCTCCCCCGGCGGACAGCAAGGAGTTCTAAACCGCTCCGAGGCCCTCCGGGGCCATGCTGCGGGCGGCGGGGCCTACCATACCCCGCCGCCTAGCCGCGCCGCTCCCGTACCCCTCCCCGGCCCGCCCTAGGGCCACCAGCACCGAGGCCCCCATGCAGACCCTAGGCGACCGCGCCGAAATGGCCCTCCGGATTATCCGGGAAGCCCCCCTGATCGTACTGGACGCGGAGACGTCGGGGGTCGATTGGCGCGTCAACCAGCCCGTCGGTTACGTTATCACCGAGAGCGCCGAGAACAACTTCTACATTCCGATACGCCACGGCGGCGGTTCGAACCTGATGGACCCGAACGTTGCGCCGATGCAGACGCCGACCGACAAGATCGTCATCCACGAATGGGAGCGCGAGGCCGCGAAAGCCTTCGAGGTCCGACGACAGCGAAACTACAAGACGGTCGGCCACCACCTGAAATTCGACATGCACATGTCCGCGAACGCGGGCATCATGCTGGGCCGCAACTGCGGGTGCACCCAGAACAACGCCGCCATGCTGGACGAGTACCGGCGGTCCTTCTCTCTCGACAGCGTCGCCAAGTCCGAAGGCGTGACGGCCAAGCTGGGCGAGGAACTCTACGCCCACATGGCGCGGCTGTTCGGGGGCGAGGCCAAGCGCTCCATCATGGAACACTACTGGCGGCTTCCGGGGGATGACGCCCTCGGCGTCGATTACGCCCTAGGCGATGGCGTGACCACCCTGGAAGTGTGGCACAGCCAGCTGAAAGCGATCGAGGAAGAGGACATGAGCCTCATCCACGGCATCGAGAGCGAGTTGATCTGGACCCTGTTCCGAATGGAGCGCAGGGGCATCAAGGTCGACGAACGCTACATCGGGGAGTTGGAGGCCGGTATCGCCGAAGAGTTGGCGGCGGCACGGAGCGTCCTCCCCTCGGGCCTGAACGTCAAGTCGCCGGTCCAGATGAAGGCGCTGTTCGAAGAGGCGGGCATCACCAACTGGCCGACCACGGACGCGGGGAACCCGTCCTTCACCGAAGCCTTCCTGAAACGGTCCGAGTTGGGCCGGGCCGTGGTGACCGTTCGCCAGCTGTCGACCCTCGGCTCTTCCTTCATCACGCCGTTGAAGGAGCGGTTCATCTTCGAGGGCCGGGTCCACGCGACCCTGAACCAGCTGAAAGCGGACGAAACCGGCACGGTCGCCGGGCGGTTGTCCTGTTCGGACCCCAACCTACAAGCCGTCCACAAGCGGAACAAGGTGCTGGGGCGGAAGTTCCGCAAGGTCTATGTGGCCGACGAGGACATGGACTTCTGCGAGGACGACTACAGCCAATGCGAGCCGCGCCTGTTCGCCCACTATTCCCAGGACCCGAACCTGCTGGCCGGGTACAACCAGACCCCGTTCCGCGACGTCCACGACATCGTCGCGCAGATGCTGGAGGTCGAGCGCGACCCCACGGCGAAGCGCATGAACATGGGCATCTTCACCGGGATGCAGACCCAATCCTTCGCCGGGCACATGGGTTGGCCCATCGACAAGGCGACCCAAGCGTTCAACGCGTGGTTTGAGGCGTTCCCCTCCATCAAGGGGTTCCAAGACCAAGCGAAGGCGGTCTTCCGGTCGCGGGGCTATGTGAAGACCATCCTCGGGCGGCGGTGCCGACTTGAGCAGCCCCGGTTCGCGTATCGCGGGACCTCCCGCATCATTCAGGGCAGCAATGCCGACATCTTGAAGGAACGGCTGCTGGCATGCGACAAGTACCTGGAAAGCCAAGGGGACCTCGTCCACCTGTTGATGACCGTCCACGATTCCATCGAGTATCAGAAGCCGAAGGGGGCCGAGGGCGAGCGCCAACGCGCCGAAATGCGGGCGATCATGACGGACGTTCAGTCAGCCCCCTACAATCTGCGCGTTCCCTTCGTCATGGACAGCGGCACCGGAAAGAATTGGGCGGAGGCGACGTACGGCCCGGAATAACAGTGGGCGACCTAGCGTGGGTGGTGTTAGCGGCTGTCGTGATCTTCGGCGGCAAAGGACTGGAGAAACTCTGTGGGCTTTAGCAACAAACCGGACGTCCAGCTTACGGGCGTCAACTTCGGGCCGCGCGGCAAGAGCCTGTACTTTCAGGCCGACGCGTGGGATGAACCGGAATACGTCCCGATCAGCCAGTGCGAATTCGTCCCGGAGGAAATGGCCGAGGAACAGGGCCGGGGCGTAATCACCATCCGGGGCTGGCTGGCCGACAAGAACGGCTGGAGGGAGATATAAGGAAGGCCCGACATGGCGAAGTCACGTGCCGTTGTCGGGCATACCGGTTCCCCCATCGGTTCAGCGGCGGGGCTTGCACAGGAGCGCAGCTTGTCGAGGAACAGTGGGAGAACAGCTACGGCGGCGGGGCATGCCGGGAATGCCTCAACCTAGACGACGAGTACGGCGTTCCGTCCTGTCAGGTCGTCAATGGCGCAGAACGCGTCGAGCATTGCCCCGTGTGGGCGGAGTATGTTAGAGTTAACGAGATTAGACTGGTGGGACCCCGATGGCAAGCGATGAACTAGGCGTACAGACGAAGATCATCAAGTCCGTCCGACGCGACGGCGGTTACGCGAGGAAGGCGAGCAACCGGTTCGCCATCGGGGTGCCCGACTTGACGGTGGCGCTCCCGCCCTTCGCCCCCTGCCTCATAGAAGTCAAGGACTTCGGCAAGGTGGCGGACACGTTCAACCGCCAGATCGACGTCACGGACAAACAGGCGTACGAACTGGAAATCTTCTCCAAGCCCTACGAGGACGCGGGCCTCGGGCGGGTGGGCTTCCTGGCCGTGTCGCTCGTCCACCGGGGCGAGCATCGGCTGGTCCTGATGCCTCGGGAAGCGGAGCGCCTGTCCGACGCTTACGAAGCCACCC